TAATTCTTCTATATGGTTATATGTGTTATAGAAAACATATATAGCAGACAAAATCACTAGGAGAGAGTATGTTGAAAAACCCGTACGATGCCCACCCCACTGTGGCGGTGCTGGCAGAAATAAAGAAACTTGAGCTTATGCTTGCAATGGAGGGCGTCCTTCTTGTCAAACAAGCGTTTGTCGTTGAAATTATGGAGGTGCGCATAAAAAAGGCGCGTGAATCGCTAGCTAGCCGTTTTGACGGACCCGTCACGGCTGTGGTCGATGTTCGCAATAACATCAGTCAGCTCATGCTGGAAACGTACCACATCGTGGTTACAGACTACGCCCCGCGCGTTGGTGGACGGTGGATTCAGGGTGATGGTTATTACGTTGGGGTGAATCCTGACAGCCCGCTCCACACATGGCTATCGAATGCCCATCTTGATGATGACGTTGAGGCGTTCCTCATTGAGCTTCGTAACCGAAGCGTCGCAGTTGACTTGAACACCAAATTCTGGGAAATTCCATTTTAGGAGGCAACAATGGCAAACGACGACGGCAACAGTGAAATCTGGGACAAGTCCAATGTGTCTGTTGATGGGCATTGCGAAGGTGGCGTTCCTACATTCTCGGTAAACAACACCAGTGAACGTGGCGGTGGTGACATGCAAGGCGCAGTAGAATATCGCGTCTTTGTGGATGGCACACAGCAGATTACTGGCACGTTGCAATTGTTGGGTGGCGAAACACGCAACTTTAGCTTCCCAGAATATGGGGTTGACCCAGTGCGTTTAGTGCGTTTAGAAGTAGACCAACGCCCCGGACATCCCGGCGTCGGCGCGGAATAATTGTGTGAATATCAAATCATAGGAGGCAACAATGGCAAACGACCGCTACACAATAGACCTGCAAGGGAAAGAATATCGGCTAGTGGCGGGGCGCGTGTTAGATTTTAGACGCGCGCACCCAAATGGCGCAATCAAAACTGAAATGCTGATTGCTGATGGCGAGCGTTACACATTCAAAGCCACCGTGATAAGCGGTGACGGTTGTGTTCTGGCAGTCGCGCATGGCGAATGCCTACGTTCAGAAGTTAAAGGCAAAGTGACCCCACTCGAAAAAGCCGAGACTAAGGCAATTGGTCGCGCGTTGGGGCTGGCTGGCTTCGGCACTGATGACATTAACGATGATGCGGACGGGGAACAGATTGCTGATTCCCCTATCGCCACTAAATCTAAATCTTCGCCACGCACCGACAAACCGACAGTTGCAGAAAATGCATCCTTTGAGGGCGAGCTATCCGACTTTTACCTGCACACGGATAAACACGGCAAACCCCACTTGGCTTGTAGCGCAAGCTACGCTGGTGGCGCATCTAAGCTCATTCTGTTTCACCAAAAGGCGCACGCCTTTGGCATCCCCGACGATGTTCGTGATGCAATCCTTCGCGGGGATGTGTACGCTGTACCCGGTGTGCCAGTTCTGGCAACCCTCGTAAAAAAGGGAGCCTTCGTCAATTTTGACACAGTCCTCGTGGTCGGCGAAAACTGGCAAATCGTAGCGAAGGAGCGTGAATAGATGGTCACCCCCATATCGGTCGATGCTGGAAACGCTGGGACTAAAATCTCGGCGTTGGTTAACGGAAAGATTCACGACTATTTCATGCCGTCCTTCTGCGTCCCATTGACTCGTTCGCAGTGGGATAACGTGGTCGCACGGAGCGAGCAGACGGGGGATTATGCCGTTATCAATGGCATCCCGTTTGCGTTTGGCAGAACCGCCCTACAATATTCTCTAATTGGTACTCGTGATGTAGCCCGGTATACACGCGATTTTCTTGGAGCAATTCTCGCGTTCGGGTGCGCCCGATTAAAAGTGTCTGGGCAAATATCTGCAATGGTTCTGCATCCCCCACGCAACATTGCGTTCCGTAAACAGATTTACAATGCGGTGTCGGGGGCGTTTGAGGTCGTCACTTATCACGGGCAAACCCGCAAATCACGCAAATCTAGCATCCAAGTGGGAGCCGTCACTACCTTAGATGAACCTTTGGGCGGGTTAACTCGCGCGATGCTCGGTGACAGTTGGTTAACCAACAAACCCGTACCCGACCCGCGATTCAAGGGAATCAAGAATCTGCTGGTTATAGACGTGGGAGGGCATACTACCGATGGGGTGGGAATTGCAGACAACCATGTTATAGTCGAGAGTTTCGTGAGCGTCCCGCTGGGGGTGAATGGGTTGATGAACAGCGTTCGCGAGTACATCAACAATACTCAAAATGAACTCGTGACGATGGCAAATAATCCCCACTTTGATGACGCGGTTCTGATGCAAGCGTTCCGCGACCGCTTTATCCAAATCGGTGGACACCAAATTGAGCTTGCCCCAAAATTGGTGGAACTATTTACCGCTCTAGCGAACAACGTATCTATGCTCATGAAGACGTCCGAATATGCGTCGTCGCAGGGCTTGGTGATAACGGGCGGTGGCGGTGCGCTTATTGAGTCATTTTTGAGAGTACAACATAAGCCGTTTTTCGGCAGCAACATCTTTCTCGCGGAAACCCCGAAAGACATGGCGTTCGCAAATGCACGTGGCGGGTTGGCAATCCTTGCCATGAGCCAAACTATGGGCAAGAATCGTAGGGGGGTCTCGAATGGCTAAAAACACACGCCACGTTCAGGCACAATTTAATCTGAAAAACCCCACCGAGCTAGTGGCTTTGGCGAACCTTGACGCGATGCTTGCGCAAGGCAAGGGCAATCGTGAGGTTATCACACTCGCGCTTTACAACCTGAACCCGTCTCAATATTCTGGTGGTGACCGTGAAATCGCTGATTATATTGTTGAGTCCACCGCATCAGCGGTACGCAAAATTTTAGAGAACACTCTGAAAGACCATACCGCCGAACTGCTGAAAGCGCTATCCGAACGCGGGTATCAAATTACCAACGAGCAGGGTTCGGCGGTTGATGACGGCGAGTTAAATGATTTTGCGGTTGATTTTCTAGAGTCTATGGGAGACCGGTTATATCAATTCGGGGAGTAGCAAAAAAGTTTGATGCCCCTATGACGGGGCAATTGGGGTAAGAAAGTCACTCCAGCGCAACAATACCCAAAATCAGTATACATCAAAAATGAGGAACGGAGAATACAATGATATTTGAACACACGCAAAAAGTTCTAAGTGGGGAAACGACGCAAACATCGCGTTTGATTAAATCCGATACAGAGGCAGTGCTTGACGGGATTGCTATTGTATCGGTTATGCAAAACAATCGCTATCAATACCGCGTGGGCGCAACGTACCGAGTACAACCCGCGCGCGGGCAGGGGGGCGTTCAACGGATTAGAATCGTGCAGATACAAAACCGTGATGTTCGCTATTTTGATGAGAGCGACATCGCCCGCGAGGGATTTGGTTCATACGACGAGTTTATCAAAGCGTGGGCAACCATGCACGACGTCGCACTCGTAAAAGGGTTTGACCTAACCGGCATAACGCCTGATTACCTGTACCAACGCCCGCATGACCGTTATCAAGCGTGGGTTTTAGTGTTTGAATTGGTGCGCTCATGATAAACATTAACGCGCTGGCAGAGACACCGCCAAAATCTGCTACTTTGCTCTCCCCGCACATGGAGCGCATCAGCAACATTCACGACACCTACATGGCGCACTTCGGCATAGACGGCACACCGTTTCTGTGTAGCATTAACAACAGCGTTGTTGTCGTGAACCATGTTACTTTGCGGTTGGTATTCCAAGACCGTTTTTACATCGTCCAACTTGGCGAGCTTCTAGACCACTCTGCTATGAGTGAAAAGTTCTACGCTCATCTCAAAGGGAAGGAATTTCTCATACAGGGGTGGTCATTTTATTCCATCAATTTAGTAAATGTATCGCTGTTCGAAAACAAGGAGAATGATGATGACTAACTTGCAGTGGATGCTAGAACAAGAGGCTTATGGCTTCGCAGAACGCAAAGACATTGAAAGCGCAATAAAAATCGTGGACATCCTAAAGGTGCTTGGCGTACCTGAAGAAGAAATTGCAGAACTAAGAAATAAAGTAGGGTTAACCTACCTGAAGCGTTGTAAAGAAGTCAAGTTTGGCATTGTTCCCCCGTATGCTTTGCACACCGCGACGGTAGACGCCGACGATGAACATGAAAGTGATGACAATCAATACATTGGGCTTAGTCCGTATGCGCTACAGACATTTCAGGTGAGTAGACCTATCTATTATAAAGAACTTCGTAACAAGAAGGTACTCTTCCCACAAAACGGAAAGTGGTACTATGTGAGCCTCAAAGACGGCGGGGACTACGGGGGGCGCGTTATACATGCGCATGATGGCGTGTATTGGGTGATTCCGTTCTTTAACCTTGAGAGAATCAAGATGCTAGCACAAGAGCATATTCGGGAACTTGGCGACGTAAATTCCCACGTTTGGGAACGACCAGAGAATTTTTGGACGAAACCGGCGGAATGCGAATACGTCCAGCATGTAGAAACCAAACTAGCCGTAAAACACTACGGGTTGCCCTACGCTTCTTTTTAATTCCAACCCGAATAAGTGTGCCGAGCATCACATGAAACTGCTCAATTGACAAATTATTGCCCGAATGGGCGGATGAGGAATACAATGGACGCAAGCGAATTTTGTTTTGTGTGTGGAACACCGGGATTTTTCCCAGCAGAGGATAACCTACTCTGCCCCGATTGTACGCGCGTGCATGCGACGCAACCGGTAGATGATGAGCCTTACTTTGGCGAAGAAACAGACGCCATGTTTCCAGAGTTTCTTCATGAGTGCATGATGCACGGGGAGTTCAGTTCAGCGTACAGTTTTTTGTGTCCAGAGTGTCGTGCGCAGATGTTGGTGATGGCGATGGCGCAGACATTAACCCTTCGTCCAGCGTGGAGCTGTGGGTGCGCTTCACACTAAACGCGGTTGGGTGCGCGATGTTTGCGCCCCACATGGCAGAGCGTCCGATAGTTTCGCTAAGCGACCTGAAAGATTTTGACGGCGCAGAGCTGACTTTCTTCGGCTTTAAGGTTTACACACTCGATTTAACCGACACATTAGTTTGCATTGGAGAGATGGAATGACGATAAATGATGTGAAAGAAGCGCATGCGCGCGCAGTTGTACGTCGGAGCTTGGTCTACCCTGAAACTCTAACGTCATGGTGTCCGCGATGTGGGGTAATGACCGACATTCCTCACAAAAAAACGGTGACGTTACGGAATAACATGCTCGTTCAGGCTTATGAGGGGCATTGCGGGTGTGGAACAGTTGTGACCGATTATCTATTTAGAGAGGATTCGTAATGAGCGATGACGCTATCCGCGTATTTTTACGCCAAGACAGAACCACCACGACACAGATAAACGAAGCCGTCGCTGTGACTAACACATCGTTATCGAGACAAACACCACCCATGTGGATTATGACCGTCGTAGGGTCAAACATCGGGGTGTATGTCGTACTGAAGAATAATGACATCCGCCCGCGACTTGATGAGGCGCATGAACTCGCAATCAACATCCTGAAAACGATGGGGATTACATCGGGCTATCGAAGACACTATAACGGCGGGGGATTGGTGTGTTATACTACACGAAAGTTCAGAAACATAGAGGACACTACAAAATGAAACAGTTAAACGCAATCCAGCTTTTGATTCTATTGTTGTTTGTGATGCTATTCTCGTTTACGACCCTAGCACAAGACCCAACCCCCACCGCCGAAGGCGCGGTAGTTGGTGATAGTGACGTAGTGGTTATAGCCCCCGAAGAAGTCGCCAATGTTGAGGCGAGCGTTCTCACCTACATTCTCATGGCAGCCAGCGCGCTAATCGGTGTTTTGGTTGGTGGCGGTGGCGTGTTGGCAGTACTATCACGCGCCCGTAATGACGAGGCACTATTGACCGCATTGGAGGGGTTGGCTAAAAGCGTTCCGCCCGAATTGGCTGCGCGACTTTTAGAAGTTATCGAAAACATCAGCGTAGGTCTAGAAGTCGCTGAAGAAGTCTTAGACGACATTCCGTTTGCAGACAAGCCTCGCGACAACTAACACGCAACAAAAAAAGCCCCCTAATTCAGGGGGCTTCGGGGTCTTCTTCTGATGTACCTATCGCAATTGTAGGTCGTGGCATATTCGGATTAATCGCAACAGGTTTCACCATTCTTTCCTTCATGACACCGTTTATTGTTTCAATCACCGCAATCCGAGCTTCTGTGAGTGCGTTTGTTAGGGTGCTGATAGCGTTCATCTGGTCATTGTTGACGGATTTCAATGCTGTGATACCCTCGTTAATGCTAGCTAGCGCGCTGATTAGCGGGTTCATTTCACCCCGTACGCTATCCTCAAACACATCAAATTTAGCAGTTAAAACTTGGAACTCTATTTTACGTTCCTCATCGCGATGTTTCGATACGGCGGTTTGCTCATCACGCCATTCTCGTATCTGCGCATTTAATCCTATTAGCGCATCAGTCTGTTGGGTGATAACTCCGCCCTGCCTGTCTGCGATGACCATTGCCTTCGACACCATTTCCGCGCTTAGTTGGCTTGATAATTGCTGTGCGTTTGCGGATGCGTTCTGCGAGTCTGACACCCGCTTATTCATCAAAACGAATTGGCGTGTAAGCCAAACAATCACACCGATTAAGATGCTGATGATTCCTACCTGCTCAAGTGCTATCTGCTCAAGTTGCATTTCGGTTCCCCTCTCTGATGTAAGTTGCATCGCTAGTTGTCACTAATCGCATTTTCTCTAGTAATTGTAGACGCGATTCTGTGAGTAGCTTGCTCACCCACATTCTACGATATGCCTCTAAGATTGTTTCGCCACCCTGTAGGTCGCTGGTGATTCTCGTCTGCTCGGTTAGCATCTCATACAGAATGAACACCAATGACAACAGTTCGGCGTTATCATGTGTGGGAACATCCTCAATTTTTTCTATGAGATACTCGTCCCACCAATCAATAATCTCTGTCTCTGTCAGCATATCATCAGGTGTTAATCCTGTTTCGCTATCGGGCGAGTTTTGTTCGAAACCGATAACCGCTAAATCGTTGTTCTTATCGCCATCACCCTTCCAGTGATAGCGTTTGCCAGCCGTTCTGGGGTGTGTCCCCAGAACTAATCTTAAATCAACATCTTGAATGTTTGTCATGATTTTACCCTATTTTCTGAATATAAACTTCGGAGTACACCTCAATATTGCCGAACGAAACAGCAGCTCCAAACCCGCTTGTTGCGACGGTACTTTGACACCTATTCTGTAACTCAATCGCGGTTGTGACTGCCAGCACAACCCGCGCCGTTACAACCGAGTCCCCGCCACCGGCTGTGCCAACAAACGCTGATGCGCCAAACGCGATTGTCGTGCCAGCTGTAATGTTCTGCAAACGGCATTGATGACGATTAACGTTAACGGCAGGCGCACGCGCGGTTATGATGTACGTTCCAGCTGAGAGCGTGATTTGGTTTGACGCTAACGTCCCAATGCCATCGGGGTCAAATGATTCTGTGTTCAATTCTCTAGTCTGCCATGCGCCGCTTGTAAACGTTCCGCCGTTGGTATTATTGGCTTTTTCGTCTCGATAGAGAGCATAAGAGACAGAGCCACCAGCAGCTGCCCAAACAGGCACACCCCCTGTAACCGTCAACACTTGCCCGGCTGTTCCGATTGCGCGTTTGGTGAGCGTGTTCGCCCCACTTGCATATAGAATATCACCGGTCGCATAAGTGCTTTGGTTTGTGCCACCGCGTGCTTCCGCAAACGTTCCGCTTGTAATTTTAGCGGTGTCTAGGCTCGGTATCTCGGACGCTATTAAGGCTCCAACCGTGAAATTACTGCCAACGCCTGATTGTTTCACGACGTGACCCGTGCCACCAGTGGCTGACAGGTTAGCGTTTGTTCCGCCCTTGCTTAGCGCAAGCGTGGTGATGTATGTGAGACCATCAACGTACGCTTTGGTGCTTGCATCCTGTGCGCTCGTCGGGTCGGTAACGTTTGATATTTTGCCAGTGTCGTCAATGGTGACCGCGCTATTTTGAAGGGTTGCGCCCCCTACGCCATCCGCACGCAACACCGAGTTATCGGTTGCGCCCGTTGTTCCGCCGATTCCACCGCTCCCGGTGGACGTGATTTCTATCCACACCGCGCTAGCTACGGTTGCATCTAAACAGACATAGCCTCTATCCGCCGTGATGTTGTACCAAAATGAACCCACGCTATAGCCATCAGCAGAATCTTCGTTCACCGTTGGCGCAAGTGTAGCGGTGCGGTTCACTTTTAACTCGGTGGTTACACCTGCCTCGATAATGGGGATTCCCCCATACGCACTAACGTTTGCCTCTAGCCCGCCGTGTTCGTGCGTCACTGGAATATCTAGGTTAATCGTAATGGTATCCGTTGCGCCAACTACGGTATTAATGCCCGTTCCACCCGTGAGTATTACAGTGTTTGAGTTTGTAATGGTTTGGGGTGTACCGGTATCCGCGTTGATGTCAAAGCTCGTCATGCCCGACCCGCTGGTTAAGCTATTCGCAAGGTCGCGCCAATACGTGCCACCAAAGTACAGCAAAATCTGAACTTCCCCCGATAGCGTGAAATCTAAGCCACTCGCGAGTTTAATGTTGCCCGTATTGTGCTTAATCGTGATAGTATCGCCTGCGTCAGCACGTAACAGCACCATATAACCGTACTGAAACCCCGATACCGTCATCGAACCGTTGTTAATCGTGACAAGGTCGTCCGTCACTCCCGTTTCGGCTTGCACGAGATTGACAGCCTGAACAGGGTTTATTACCCCGCTGACAATGGGGGCGTTCACCCCAACTTCTAGTCCTAGTTGCCTCAATAGTGCCATGTGCCACCTGCCTCTAAATTTCTATGAGCTGTCCGATAACTTGATATTGCCCTTCAATTTCTTGCACTTGTCCTGCCACCATCATTTGCCGTTCCCGCCCGATGCGAATCATAGTATGCGCTACCATTGGATTCCCCTCAAGGCGCGGGGTGTTAATGATGTTGCGCATATCCGAGCGGATGTTAGTCGGGGTAACGCTAGTTTGCGCATCTTGCAGTGCGAACGCTTGCAACGGTATAACATCATCATCAAACAACGCGATTGCCTCGTCGTAGTCCGATTTAGTCAACGGGGAACTTAGTGCTTGCTGGGTGCTGGACGTGACTTGTAGCACATTGTCAAACGTCTTTAGTCCCACAATCACAATCGCATGGTTGCCCGCTGTCGGTATAAAACTAGAGAGACTGGTTTGCGCCCCACTGAAAAACCGCAACGTTGCGTTGTCGTCATAGTAAAATAACGGTTGTGCGCTCACGCTAGCGCTAGGCGTGTTGGCAGTCCCAACCGGTCGAACCATCGCGATGCTTATCATGTCAAGCGTGACAAACTTTGTCTCTGGTCTCATGGGATTTAGCACACGGGGCGAAACGTTCACTTGTCGCATCCATGTATCGTCCTGCCCCACAACCGCTAATTCGCCTAGCCAGTTCCGACCGACCAAAACGCCCACCCCGTCACCGGTGATATAATTCGCTTGACCCGCATACACGGGAACGGGTGCGCTATAGACCGTTTGCCCGTTGCCGTCTGTTCCTTCTGCAAACCGAACAAAAATCTTATCACGGCTTGCAGGAACGTCGATTGCCCCTACGCCATTGCCCAAAACGGCTTGTCGAACATTGCGCCGTTTGTCAAGTTCACGTTTAACCCGTCCGAAAAGTGCGCCTCTCATGCTCATGCTCCAGCTCCTGTTCCGCACACCGTTAGCAATAATGGGGTCGGCGTAATGTCTGGGTAGGGTGGTAACGACCCGTCCCCCCATTTGAACAACACAGGATTGCCCGTTCCGGTGAAGGCGAAACTATATTCGTGGTTGGGGCTAAACGGAAACGTTGGGATTATCCGCACATTGTCCACATACAAACCGTAACCCGATGGCGTTAGTTCTGCTAACCCGTCTGGGTTGAGATTGTAGTACCAGTAGAATGGGTCTATCGCAACGTTCGATGGAGTGTCAACCGCTGTGAACGGGTTCACGCCTATACCGTTGAATCGAATCCCCGTGATTCTGCCAAACCCACTGCCTGCGCTTAATTCAGAAACCCATAGTCGCGCGCGCAATCTTGCATATATTACAGTGCTAAGCCCCGTCCAAGTAAACGTTCCCGTGCCGGTGGGGGGTGGGGTTTCTTGCACAATTAGGTTAATTGGGGTTGTAGCTCCTACGCTTGTGGGGGTAGCGAATACCTGCAAAAACGTAACTCCTGTGCCTAGCACCACGTCTGCATAGTCGAACTCTATGCTGGTAAATGTAGCGGGCGCAGTAATATCAATGCCAATATCCACTATTCGCACTGTGGGTCTAACCACGCAGTCTGGGAATTTAATCCCCCCGACGGATTCAAACCCCCCTGTGCCATAGACCCCCACATCATTGCCAGCACAATACTGATTCATAGACCAACCATCCGCGCTAGCACTAAAGTCAAATGATTTTGACCACGTACCGATATTAATCAGACTGTTGCCCTTAACCGTTAGGGTGTACGGGTCACCTAGCGTAGTGCTAAACCCCGATGAGGCGTTCGTGTTTGATGCAAACGTGCTTGTGATTGTTCTGCATCCCGGCGCAGGCGTGGGTAATGCGTCCGCAAACGCTGGGGGTAACGGTTGCAATAACCCTAAATCCCCGCGATTCAACGGTGGTAAGTCTAGGTCACCAAACCCCGATGGCAAATTAAGGTTCGCGTTCGGCGGGAAGTCTGGATAATTGCTAACTTCGGGCTGAACGGGCATACTCACACCGCTCACAGATGGGGTAACCGCCACTTGAATTTGTGACGAACCGCCAACGGTTTCTTCTGCAAACGAAACTGTGACCGCGCGTGTGCCGGTGGCGTTGTCATGGTCGTAAGATACTTCGTTCAATACGAAACGCTGACTGCTATACACAATCCCGCGTATAGTATCCCCACTCGCAACTGCTAGCGTAAACCAATAACCCCATGAGGGCGTGAGGATGTACCAAGCATCAAACAACCCCGAACTATAGGTGACCGCGCGGTTTGCATCAGCATAAAAGTCGGCGGTACGTTGGCGAACCTCTAACAGCGCGTTAGTAATCGTCAAGTTGGCGCGCAGAATTTGTGAGTTCTCTTGCCGTGTTTCGCCACCTTCGCCACGCGCTTCCGCTGGAGCTTTACCTGAAAATGCTTGCACTGCTCGAGTGCTTGTGTTGTATCCACCAAAACCAGCGATAAGCACGCCAACGCGATTGCTATAATCTCGCGTGACAGTAATGTCCAACGCATCGGCAACGGTGATTTGAGCAATGGTGCTTAACGCGCTTCTGTCAGCGCTCGGTAGTAATGACGGGTTGCGCCTAAACCGTGAAACCCCCACACCTGAAAACTCAATGTGTGCGTTTGCCTGTGACAAAATGCCATTGAGTGCCTCTAACGCGCTCTCACTGTTTTCTTTGGTCGAAAGGTCACTAAATGCGTGGTCGTCTAACGACGTGGGAAAACTTAATGAGCAAACCGTGTTGAGTGTCGTCTGCCACACGATTCCAAAACATGCGCTTCGTGGTACGGTTGGGTTAGTTACGTCCCCCCACTTTGATGGGCTTGCGGAATAGCTATAGCCATAACCAGTAATTGGGATGGTCGCGAGTTGCGAAGCTACCCCTGACAGGTTAAATTCACATTCGCTTATTGCGCTAGCATTTGCATCCCCACGCAATGATACCGATTCAGATTCAAACCGCCCAACCATGTCAATGACTGTTTGGCTAGCGTTGTCTATCGTGAATAGCACGCATAACGTTTTGTCTAGTATCGTGCTGACATCTGCAAACGCCCGTACCGAAGCGTTCGAACCATCCTCTAGCGTGGTCGTCATGCTCGCGCCGTCAACATTCTGCAATGACCATGACGCACTATCGGGATTGCCACAAAACACTGGGAACGTAAAGTAGCTCGCGCGTCCGCCATTGTCTGTGACCGTTAGCCGAACCCATCGAACCGTGTCGCCTGATGGGAACGATACCGTGATGTTTTGTGTGGTGGTTGTGCCAATTGTGATTGTGCCATCGGCAACATTCCATAGCCATGCGCTAACCGTAGCACTCGCCTGCAATGTTTGCGCGGATGGCGTTAACGCTACACTTGCACTAACAGCTGTTGTGGGTAGAACAATCGCGCTTGGCAATCCCGCAATAATGGGGGGGTTGCCTGTAAACGCGATGTCCCAATCCATGTATTCTTCTTTGGTGGCAGGGTTAATCGCGCGCAAACGTTCCCATATCCGATAATCATTCGTTACGGTTATCGTCATGTTATTGGTTATCGCTGATGACGTTTCGTTGATGTACAGAATCGTAGACGTGCCAACTTTGCGGACACGACCAACAAAAACAGCACTCTGCAAATCAGTGCCAGTGCCGATGTAGACCGTCATGCCTTGACGGATGTCACCAAACGCGCCGATGCTCACAGTATCAAAAATGACCTGTGCAAATGATGCGCTAAATGTGACTTGATTCACCAACGCACGGAACACAATCGTATTTGGCAACAACGCGCAATACTGTTTTCCACTCCAATTGCCACGCAATGCGGTTAGTTCTCCTGCTGTCAATACGGCGTTAAATGCTGGCATACCCTACCACCCTACTCTATCGCGCTATGCGCACAAATTAGAACATATAAAACACATATAGAACGCCTGATTCTACAACGCTACCAACCGCGTGAACGTCAATACCACTTCACGAAAGCCGATGCCCGAATAACCGCCTACTGAAAACACGGTTGGCGTTAGTTCGCCGTTGTCGTCAATTTGTAGAACCGCGTTGTAGTTGGCAAATGTTGTGCCGTTCAACGTAGCGCGAACGGTCACAAGCCCTTCATAAGATGCGCGTAGCAAAACCATCTGCTTCGCAGTCACATAGCTAAACGTCCATGTGATGCTGGAAAACCCAGCAAAGGTGGAAGTCCCATTCGCTCTGATGCGACGCTCCCCCCTTCGCCATGTACTCCATGCCGTCGGGGAGATAAACGCTACACCGTCCGCATCCGTGATACTGGTGATGAGGGCAAGCCCCCCCGCGTTATTGATGCCGACCGCTATCTGATAGTCGTTTGTCACGAAAACCGCCATGTCACCCTCCTAGTATCCCAAACTATTTAGAACTCTCAAAACTTCGTTGCCAATTGCCGACGGGTTGTTGCCCGTTATCGCTACGTTGTTTGTCTGTGAGCGCGATGTCGTGTTGTTGGTCACGGGTGTACTCCCTCGCCCACCAAGTACAGCATCCCTCAATTGGGAGATGATTGCAATTTCACCCCTAGCGATTTGCTCCTGAAGATTCAGTTTCGCTTGCCCTGTTTGTTGCGCTAATTTCAATTCAGCACGCGCTTGCTCTAATTGCCGATTGTATGCAATTCGCGCTTGCTCTTGTTGTCTGCGCGTGTTCTCGGTGATGTCGCGTAGTTGTTGGGCAAATGCAATGTTCCGCTCACGCCGTTCAATTTCAAACGCCCGTTGACGGTCCTGCGATTCGATGGCGCGCTGTATTTCAGTTTCCTGTGCCTGCTCATCAAACGCGAGTCGCTCATCATCTAACCGTCGTTGGGTATCACGTGCGAGATTGCGTAAGCCCAAGAAGTCGCGTTCGGCAATCAAATCGCCTTCGGTGCGTAGCGCGTCCCTACGTATATCTCTCAATGACCGATTAAAATCGCGCGCCTGTTGCAACTGTTCTTCGTTGTTTTTGATGCGCACTTCCAGTTCATCATCGGCGCGTTTGCGTTCCTGTGCCAACACATCATCGCGAAGCTTCGTTCTTGCATCTTGCCTCGCAAGTTTTTCATTGCGTGTAATGTCTTCAAACGCATTGTTCAGGGTCGTTTTGGCGTTATTAATCGCCTTGTTGTAATTCTCTTGCGCCTGCTTAGCGCGGTCAAGTGCTTGTTGCTGTTCATTCGCTTGTTTCTCTACAGCACGTTGAGAGTCATTGCGTTGTTTTTCCGCAGTCCTATCCGCCTCTTTTTGCGCGGTTTCGGCTTCCTTCGTGCGCGATTCTTCTGCTTTCTTAGCATCAGCAACCGCAAATTTGCCGTTAGCAATCGCTTGGTTGTACGCCTCTATTGAGGATTGCGAACTGTTGAGGCTACTTTCAAGCGTAGCAATTTGTGACGTTACTGCCTCATATGCAGTTGACCCCACGTCTAACGTTTCTAATTGTGTGGCTAGTGTTTCCTGTAATTCGCGTTCTAATGCTATGCGGGTCTCGAGTTGCGCGATTGTCTTTTTTGCATCTTCACTGGATGCGCCACCCACGATTGCCTCGATAACGCCACGCTCTGATGCAAACGCGCTATCTAACGAACGCGCTAAATCGTTAACAGCAAATTTTCCGTCTTCTAGTGCGATGGAGAGCTGGCGAATCTGCGCGTCATAGCTATTGACCGTGTCTTTCGATTTGGTGATTTGAGTAGCGAGAGCTTCTTCTTCGGGGCTAGTTAACCGATAAGCGGTTTGCAAAATCCCCTGCGCTTCGATGCTCTTCGCATATAAGGTTTCAGCATTTTTAAGCAATTCGCCTTCTTGTTGACGCAAACGGTTTAATTCACCGAGTGAACTCTCTGCATCTAAAGATGTTGCGCCCCGCGCTGCATTCTCGCGAACTTGGCGATTTGCCTCTATCGTACTCATCACCATTTTGGCGGATTTTTCGCTCTCAACTTGCAGTGCTTGAAACACTACAGTGACCGCAACGATTGCTCCAACCACTGCCAACCCAGCCGGTCCCAACGAACCAGCAGCCGCACCAATTGCGCCCGGCAACCCAACGAAGGCTTCTTTAAGTTTCGGCAACGCTTCAATGATTGCAGGAACTTCCGCAACTGCGCCAATCGCACCGCTGACTTCCGTACCACCGAATGAGCCAATCGCCCCACCCACCGTCCGCAGGTTACTCTCAACATCCCCCGCAAGACTTACGCGATTGGATGTTTCGCTAAAACGGTCGTTGGCAACCTTGACGCTATCGGCTAACGATTGCATAGACTTCTTAGCGGTGTCCGCTTCGGTTTTGACCTTTGATAATCCTGTGGCTATGTTGTCACCGGGCTTAACCCGTGATAGCCCCATCAGCTCCTTCTCTAGTTTTGAGACAGATTTGCTTGCATCGGTGAGGGCTTTTTGGCTACGCGCCACACTTTCTTTATCAACCTCAATCCCAAACTTGATTGAATCCTCTGCCATGTCACCCTCCCTTCGCTAGTTGCTTCTGTACGTCCACTAATTCAGCCTCAAGATTAACATACTCGTCTAACAAATCGTATGCGGTAAAATCGTTTATCACATAAATGGGCTGGTCTACCAACGCCCCGCTAAATGGATACGATACATAATTACTCGCCCGCCACATTTGCCACCACCAAAACGTATTACTCTCGTCCGCGATGTTGGTCGTGTCTAGAGTAACCGCTACCTCGTCCAGACGTTCCTGTATCATCGTAGCGAGGCTAATGCCTGTTGCTTTCCCAAATGCCTTTGCGCGCGCCAACCTGTTTTTAAGCCGATTCCATTGGTCGGCACGCTCGGTTACTTTGGGACGGTTATTTTGTCTACACGGTCTAGAGTGCCTGTCAGCGCATCAGCAAAACTTGGCGAAACCGCTAACATATCCCAAAATGCTTTGTAAGCTGTTCCGAGTTGTGTGCGTGACGATTCTGCTTCAACCCACCATGCTACATCTTCAGCGGGTGTGACTTGTAGAATGAAACTGGTGAACTTAAATACCTTCGCCCACATCACGGGTTTATCAGCAACGGTTTCATAGGTTTCCCCTAGCCCCGATAGTACTGCCTCATTGATGAACGGCGCGAACATACTCATTAACCCATTGCGTGGGGTGACCACATACGCCACCCCGTCGAACTCAAACGTTTCGCTAATCATCACGACCACCTAGCATTCAGGAATGAACTGGTAAAGGTACACTGCTTGCGCGCCTGCAGCAGGTAACGTGCCGGTGAAGGCGATTGTTTTTGTAGCAGTGGTTACGGTGAAATCGGTTGTAATCACTCGGCGCGTCCCGGCAATAGCTACTTGCACAGCGTTAGCGGTTGCAGCTGCGGGCGTGAAGTCGGTGACAATTTCTTGCGCACTTACACCCGTACCAACGTATGCCCCACCGTGTACAGGATATGGGCTAAAGAAGCGTCGGCGATAACTCTGCGTCACGCCAAAATTAGCATCCGTAATCGCAGTGCCGAAAATGTCCTGTGATACCTCGTCAAAAATGAGGCTGTAAGGGAACCCGACGGCGGTATTGTTATTGTAGGTTTCACCCGATGGGCTTGCCGTTGCTGATTGATAGATGTGAACGTAATATCCTTTTTGCCCTTTGGTTGCAACTTCTTGGGAAGTGGCAGGGCTATTGAGAATAAGCACCAAAGGAGTGTAATCTAAACAGTCGAGACTGTCATCAACAACGCGATAAGCCCCATCAGTGTAGATTTTGCGTCCAGTTGCGACGGTCTCAAATGTCTCATCAAACACCGCGAACCCGCTGTTGCCAGTCACTGCTTCGGTTGGGTTTAGTGTCCATGTTCCGAACGAACCGTTATCGCCCACTTTAGCGACCGCTGTCGCAGCGGGTCGTGTGATTGCGTATTCTGTGATAGAGCGTGCGCGTGCCATAGATGAAGCTGTGCCATTGGTTAGCGTGCTGATGCTCACACCGTTTAGGTATGCGCCAAGTTTGACGCCCCAAAATGCGTAACGAGTGCCTAATGCGTCACCGCGAGTAATTCCTGTAAATGCCATGTCGTCTACTCCTTAGATTTCTTTGGTTCAGTTTTCTTTGATTCATGTGTCGGCAATGCACTGATTAGCCGTTCGCGCAGTTCTTCTTTGTCTGCATCCAACAACGTTCCCCATGCCCCTGCGGATATGTAACAATACCACCCGTCCGCTAGATTCATGCGCACGTTTGGCGCACCCCAACAATCATCACCCCACATCACGCAATAACGCGGTGTCGGGGCTTGCCCGTCAGCACGTCCGATACGGGTCACATCAATAGCAATATTGCTCATAGTCCACCCTCACATTAATTTGATAGCCATAAAATTCTCGGATACCTTGCCCATCAGGGTACGGTATCGGTGCGCGCAATCCACCATCCCCTGTCAACAGAGTGTAGCGCACACTCGTTAACCCCGTTCGTGTCGTCGGGTCTTGTAGCTGTTGGGATGTCAAAAACTTTTGATATATCTGAGTCACGATGTCATACGACACATCTTCGTTCTCGGCACGTAACCCAAGATTCACCTCTGCTACAAACAGACTGATTTGGAATGTCAGCTGTAGCAATTGCGTATCGCTCGATTCTGGTTGAGGCATGGTTGTGCCTGTGTGCCTCGCAAACGCCATCGGCAACTCGAACTTCTGCACGCCCGACGGGATGCGTGGGGGAACGGTTTTAATTTCAGGTATCGTATCCAGAATGGCATGGATGCGGTTGCGAACGTCTTTTATCATGTGCCACCTCGTCCTGTAAATGCGCGCTGGCTCGCCCTAAACCCTCTAACATAAGTTCCGTTCACGCGGTCTAAAAACTCCTTGCGCGCCTTCTCTAGTATCGGCGTTACAATGTCCGTCGCTGGCTCCCACCCTGTGATTCTATGGAATCGTTGTTGTTTCGCGATTGCCTTAGAACGCTGTTTTGCGAATGTGCCATAGACAAATTTCGCAGAACGTGACGAGTTTTGTATCGTGATGATTAAACCGTTTTCGCTACCGATGTCTATCTCCCACGATTGTGCTAGTTTGCCTGTGCGCCGATAAGGGATGCCTGCACCAAACCCGTCGCTAGCGAAGTAGGCTTTGCGCTGTTTGTCACTCGTCCATTGAATCGGATACTCATCTGGGAATGACCGCTTCGGTGGGGTGCTGTATAGCAACGCAGTCGCTAGGTCGGATTTAGCATTACGCCCCACGTCCCTAGCCGTTTTGCTCATGAAGGCGTTGGTGTAATCCTCAAAAGATTGCAAGGCTTCTTGGATTTCTACGGTGGTCTTGAATGTAATGCGTATCATATGACCTCCTAAACCGCGCTGATGTTCGCCATCCTGAAACTGTCAACTAAATCCTTCACGAAGGGGGGCATGTTTATTTCGCTACTCGCGTCTGCAAATTGCGTTGCCCCGTTGCCTATGTCATTGCGGTGCTGATAGAGATACGCTACAAGTTTAGTAGCGGTCAAAGCAAGCGAAGCATCTGGTGCGAATAACTTAATTTCAAACGCGCTATGCACGACCGCTATTGTTCCGTTCACCCCACGTCGTAACGTTAGCGTGTTCGTTAGCGGTGCGATACTCGTGATTTGCACTAACTCATTTTCAAACTGAAGGTATTGAAACGTCTCGTAGAGTGATGCATTCACCACCACTAGGCTCGTTTGGTTTGCAGTGACCGACCCAGCGATGGTCTCTATTGCGGTAAACGCATGGGCATAGTTAGTGACATATCCCCACATTGCTGTAATCTCAATGAGCGTGTCTGCGCTGAATGAGAAGAATGGGTTGAAGGTTGGCAAGAATCGCAACAGCAGAGGGGGCGTGAAATAGACTGGGTTTAGCCGATATTGATTTGCATTCACTACCACCGAGTTTTGTTTCACATCCTCAATCTGCAAACAGAAATCTGGCAACGTCATCACCCCGCGCGATGCGGTGTTACGTAAAATCTCATCATAGGTGTAGTACTTATACGTATACCGATAAGGCACAAATCGCGTACTCGTCCAACGGCTAATCATGTCGCTAGCTTGCACGCAATACGTTTTGATGAGCGCAAGGGCATCGGCATACTCGTTCACATACGCAGAATCTACAGATACCGGAACCGCTTTATCCAATTGTCTGAACACCGCTTCGGGTGTCGTGTATGCCATGCTGAACATGCGTCTAACCCTCTAACTCTATGTTGACGATTGCGCCATCAGCGATTGCGCGGATGGTCATCGCGCGGATGTTATTCGCACCCTCAACAATGATGACACTATTTACAGGGTAGAATATGCCATCAGTAACGCCTGCCGACGTGGCGATTGATACTCTAACCGCCTGTGCGGAATTGCTTATTCGCGCTCTAACCGCCCGATTCACGTCCGATTGCGATAGTAGAATGGGGGTTTCCGTTAACAGGATTGCGCCTGTAGCGATATTAAGCGTTTTGCCGTAACTTGCCGAAAATACGTTGAACATTTTATCCCTCGCATAAGGGGGGCATTGCCCCCCCAATATCTTAACTTCCCGTCGTGTACCAAAACACTAGAGTAACCTCGCCCGCAGTTGTAGCGCCCACTTTAGTAATGGTGGCTACAATGTCGGACGGGCTACCTAATGCGGTAAACAGGTTTGTTATCGGCACTGTTGAACCCGATGCACTATTAGAGCGCGTTGTGCCAGCTGTGCCTTTTAGGTTAAAGGCGTTCACGTAAGCAGTGGTTGCTCCAGTTGTGCCTAAACTAAACACCGCCGTTGTGGCACTGTCAAACGCCGTTACCAAATGCACAGCCACATCCACGATTTTAGAACCGCTGGGTAAACTGGCAATCGTAATCGCGTCTGTGTCACCAAACACGAATGCTTGACTAAACATCGCGGTAGTCCCCCCAACCATCGGGGGAACTTGACCATAACCGTTGGCAGGATATGCCGTCGGCATTACAAAGGTGCTAGGCATTTTATCCCTCCCTAAATTGCATCAGAACGCAGGAATTGCGCTGTTGCCACCACTGCGAAGTTATGCGTGCTAACCGTTGTTCCCACCATGTTGATGCGAACATACGCTTGGCATTGTTGGGTGACGACACCCAAGAACTGGTTCAATGCGACCGCTAACACGGGGGCGAATGCGAACTCACTCCCGGTTGATGGCGAGAACACAGCGCTTGCCGGTACTGCTGTCCAATCGCCTGTACCCGTTGCACTGTGTTCAATGGTTACGGTGACCGTGTTGGATGCACCAGCACGGTTGGATACGATTACGTAAAATGGAGTGCCACCCGAAAGGCTGACATTCAAATTAGAGCTTGCGCTCCCGCTTGCGCCTAACGCTGCATTGAACAGCGTAGTCATACCGAGTTGGTTAGAAATCATTTTGGTTCTCTCTCTGCGCTAAATAGCGCGCACACCTGTAAGCACGGTAAATGCTTCTGGGTAATGGATGATAAAATCGCTGTAGGTGTATGCGATTACGCGCACTTGCAAACTGCCCATGAGCGATATGGCGTCTACCACAAGCTCAATGTCGTTGCTCATGACGTATTCGGCAAACCCAAATGTCCCAAAGTAGATTCGGCTCGTGCCTGAACTAGAACCGGTGGTAACTGTTTTGGTGAGCGCGGTGGATGTTAAAACAGGGTATCCAAGTACATCTTGATACGCTAGTTCACCATAGTTATTGCGAAGTAGGGGTTGCCCTACGGTGTCAGTCAAACTGCGCAATGTTCCTCTGTCACGAGGGTGCATCACAAATGCAGTCGTGTTGTTGGTTGGGATGTTGCCCTCTGCTAGCAATGTTTCCAATCCCACCAAATCTTGGTAGCTAGGTACACCACCATTTGCGCCAAGCGACTCAAGGTTGCCGGGCAGGCTATCGGTGAGGACTCTGAAAATGCCCTTTATTTCTTGACCCGTGCCACTGCCAACCGCACCCAAGCCTTCAAAGATTTCTTTGTCTACGGCTAGTTGGAGAGAGCGAATAAGCTGTGTGCGGATAATTTCTTCAACACGATATGGGCTTGTCTGCATCAATTGCATAGGGATAATTACTTGAGCAGCAATCGGGCGCAGTTGCGCGGTCACAGTGTCAAATTGAGCGTCACTAGAAACCACTGGGGTATTGATGCCGGGACGGTACGCTTCAGGAGCCGTTACCATTCTTGGCAAAACATACACCCCCGTGTTAGGAATCACCGTTTGCAGAACACCCGCTTGGAACGCTACGGATTCAGCACGCAATGGAGGCAGGATTTCGTCTGCCATCGTTTGACCCACCATGACCCCACCAAGATTTCCGATGAGCGGGTTTTGCGCTTTGTTATAGGACTTATCGTGTATGCCCTTTACTAGGTGGGCGAAAGGAAAATCGCCACGTGCTGAAATTTGTGCTGGCGCGAGGCGGGTCTTCGCTACCGGTGCGCCCTTAACTGCGTTGCGTGCCGATTCCACCAACTTCACTTTGCGCTTCTCGCGTTCCGATTTAGCGAACTTGGCTACACTAGCGATAATCGCGTCCTGCTGTTTTACGATTGCTTTAGAAACGCGCTTAGCGTTTTCTTCTTCATCGTCATCGACCATCTTGGTATCTTCAGCTACTTCGGCTAGTTGTTCTTCGATAGCGTCCGAAACTTCTTCCATTTCTTCGGGGCGTAAATCGTCCAGCACGCTTTCAATGACGGCAACCATGTCCGCCTTCATTTGAGTTAAGACCTTAGCAACGTTGTCGCTATAGCCCATGCCCTTATCTTCTTCATCAATGGATGCATCATCCATCATCTTTTTTGCCATTTTGTTCTCTCCCTGAGAATAGATAATTTGTGTGCCATTAGGTTCGGCTGGTTGGTACGTGACACTACCCTCTACAATCACCCATTGTTCGATATGCCCTGTGGCATCGTCCCTCTTGACTGATTGCGGTAACGCCCCACTACTGAATTGAGCCTTGCCTGTGCTAAGCAACTTCTTGACTGCCTCACACGCAATTTCTGCGGTTCGGCGAATCTCCTCACTGCTCAACCCCTTGTAATTGATTTCGGAAAGCCACCGCTCATAGTCCTCACGGTCTGCTAGCTTCCCCTCTACCCACACGCCAACATCGTCAACCGATTCAAAATCAAAGACGCCAATCGGCAAAAGCCCGAAGTGGTCTTCTAACCCATGTTCTAACAGAATGGGTTTCCCTTTGATGGAATGCGATTTTAGCATGAACTGAGTATTGCTATTAAAATAGTCGCCGACTAGGTCGGTGTCACCTTCTTTTGTGAACCGTACCAAATAGCCACTAATGCGACCCGCGCCCAGAGTGTCGGATTTTATAAAATCCCCGACACGCTTTATTGTATCCATGTGTTTAGTGTGTTCCATGTGTTCCCCCTTACCCTGTGGGTACATTACCGAGACTGCCCGATGGCTTTCCTGATGCGCGCACTAGCTCACATTTGCAAGCCATTTTGCAGATGAGTTTTGACGACGTTGGGAACAAATCCTGTTTCCGCCACGCTTTCAGACGGTGGATTTGCCCTCGCAGGTAGTCGCACGATTCGCACGATTCCGCTGCGTTGGTGACCCACAGGTATAACCCATTCGTGTCAGCACTCTCGAGAGCCATGTAGTACGCGGGTTTGATTGACCCATCGAACCACAGCTGTGCTTTCTGCTTAGCTTCGTCATCACTGATGCCCTCTTTGAACAGCACCGATGTGAAGTTGCTCACAAATGCGGATTGGTCTTTGATGTGCGCGTCAATCGCGATAGTGTCCTCATCATCTAGAGTGTCACCGTCAACACCACCCGCCATCAGCCCCTCACGATAAGCTCGGTAACTAAAGACGCGGATAAGCTGGCGTATGATGTCACCCGCTCTGCGTCGGTTGCTTATTCCACCCCCACGTATTTCCGCTAGCACAGGGCTGAACCGCGCCATCCAATCACCCTCAACACTCCCGATTGATTTCAGGGTCTCGTTGTCGTGGTCGTGTGGTTGCTCATCTAAAATAGATGCTAGGTACTCATCATCATTCAGCGCACGAAAGAAGTCCGATTTTAAGACCTCTAACGGGTCACGGTTCAGAACTACTTTTAGCTCTTTCGCCGTTTCTATGAACGCCCCGTTACCGCCTGTCAAAAGACTAAGCTGTAAAGACTTCGCCATATACCCCGTGAGATACTCTGGCTTAAATGTCAGCGCCTTCAAACGATTCGCGTTAACGATGTTCTCCCATGCCTTCAATTCGCGATAAGCCTTTTGCCTTCGCCACGTGGGTTGTGCTGATACCATGTTGTCGATGTTGTGGTTGTCGTCATGCTCATGGTCATGCTCATGGTCATGAGTGTGGTCGTGTTCATGGGGTGCTGTTTTCTCATTGTCTGCCGTGTTCATTTGTGACACACGCGCACGCGCCCAACTGAAACCTACATCGCCACCCCACAATGCCCATGCAATTCGTCCGTTGCTAGGGTATCCCTTTTCACCCGGTGTAAACCCCTCACCCTTTTTGTCTACCTCATGACGACTAAAGTAGGAGAACATGCGCTTGACCGTGTCGGGTGCTAGTATTCGTTTGTTTGATATATCCCTCGCACGCGCTACGCCTATTCCCGTACCCCCGCGACCATATTCCCTACGCCACTCTAGTCCGCGTTTCGCTTCCTCTGCCATCGCAGAACTCGGCGTAAAATCAATCCGCGAGTAACGCACAGCTTTAGCATCGGATTCCATTCCTTCGTCAAGCGGTTCGTCTAGTTCAGGCGGTGGAATGCCAGCCAGCATTTCTACTGATGGCACGAGGAACTGATGCTCCCAAATGTTCGGTAGTTGCTCAATAGGTATCGGTGTCCCACTGACTAGCAGAACGTCCCCATTATCCAGCGGTTCATACCCCGATTGTTGACGCGCTTGGTTCAGGGTGATTAGCCCTGCCTGATACGCATTGATTGCGTTGGATTGTAGCGTTTGCTCCTGTGCGCTGATGACCTCAAATGCCCGCATGTTAAACGAGAAGTAAGTGCTTGGGTTCGGGTCAAAGTGTGGCAGGATGCAATGGTTTACAAATTCCTCTATCCGTTGCAATATTGGGTATACCGTACCGAGATAAAAGCGCTTGGTAACTTCGTCCCCATCTTTGTATGTGGTGCTGACAGAAGAATCACCTGCCATAGATGCTGGCACGCCAAACGCTGCATATATCTCTCGCGTGATTGGGTCGTTGGTGTCGTATATTTTCCCCACATCTGGCATGTCAAATGTCTCAACATTCGCAGAGAATGGGAACACCCCTGTAGTAAACTGATTGCCCGAACCTTTGAAGAACCGTTGCAAGTTATCGTTAATCGCGCGCATCTGCTCGTTCGTCCACATCGTCTTATCGTTCGGTGGTGATATGAGCGTGGTCGGTCTAGCGTTATTGATGAAGAAGTCGCGCATGAATCGCTGAAGGTTGCGCGCTATGTTGATTGCGTTCAACGCACTAAGGATACGACTATTCCCACGCGTCTGGTCGAATGGGTTGAACTCAAATGAGTGAGCGAAGTCTCCCAGCTCTAACCGTACCATACTACCCGTGTTGACTGGGGTGTACTCTATCGCTAAAACAGTTTCACCCTCACGGATAACGCGAACCCGTAACGGGTTTAGCCAACGCAATCCGACAGCGCGTTTGTTATCGTCTCTGATAATCTCTACGAAAATCTCGCCGTAGATGTCTAACCCCAAAACCAACGCCTTGATGAAGTTGATGCCATCGTCATGAACGTGCCGTCGCATCGCGCGTGTCAGCGGGTAGTTGTCAAACCGATTTGCGCTTGTGCTAATCAGTTCCTCGTCATCCCCATCGCTAGATGTTGTGATGCGCCTAATCTCGTAATCAAGACTCGCAACCGCATTAGAGCGAAGGTCGATTGACCGCTGTACCGCTACAATGTGTTGATACGCCGTAGCATATCCCGCTTTGTCTTCGCTGATGTCAGCGTTCTCATACGTTAGCCCACCATTCAGAAACGGCTGGAAAAAACTGTCAGTCCCGATAGACTTGGTGGGGCTTTTATTCGGTTGTAAAAGTCGCTTAAAAAATCCCATCGTCCACGTCCTTAGAACATAAGCATATCAAAGTTTAGAACGGCGTTCTGCACACCCCACCATGCAATCGCTAATGCCATCACCGTGTCATCATGTGCGCCACTCGGTGCGCCAAACTGATAATTCCCACTCGATGTTTTGCGTTGCGCGTATGCCATAAGCTCATTTTTTTGTATCTCGGTATTCAGCAGAAGGATGTCGCGCTTCTCGATAGCGAGGCTAAGGCTGTCAATAATTTGCCGTTTGCTCTGCATCGTAGTGGTGAACCCCATTACAGGAATGCCGTCTAGGCGAAGGGCTTCAATGTTCACACCCCCCACGCTGTTCTCTTCTGCTACCACGCGCATAGGTTGCCATGCCTCATAAAGCGCTTTAAGTCTCGCACGTTGAACATCCCACCCGATTTTGTTAAACCGTGTCATTCCCACCTGTTGACGAGTGTCCGCATCTATAATGCTAATCACGGTGTAATCGTTATCCCGTCCCCAGTCCACCCCGAAGATAATCCGCCCGTCGTAGGGCGCGCGTTCCTCAAGCGTGGATACATCGCCAATATCGCGAAACACCGCGCCTGCGCCTTCTACAAATTCGGCGAGTATCTCCTGCTGATAGGTGGATGCCGTTAGCTCACTCTCCATCAATCCCCATTCTGATGGGGGGATGTAGGGGTTTGCCATGCTGGGGTAACGGAACGATGCCCAATCATTTTCACCCTGCACACCGCGCTGATAGATAGCATAAAAATCGTTAAGCCCCTTCGGCGTGCTAGAGATGAAAGCGCGTCCTTGCTTGTCTGCTAATGCTGGGCGAATAACATCGCCCCACGATTTGTTTAAGTTAGGCGCAAACGCTACTTCGTCCAACGCGATAACGTCCCACCCTTTGGTATCACCACGTAAGCGGTCGATAGCGTTGAATGTGTATAGCGCGAGATGCCCGCCGTTGATGAGCGTGAGTGTTTTATCCGCCTGATTGCTCTTTTTGGTAATCGGTTTCAATCGTTCTTGAACATCGCGCCAAACGGCTTTGTATGCGTTATCAGTTGATGCCGGTGCGACATACGCAACGCGCTTCCCCTGCAGTAATGCCATAGCGACCTCATAGAGAATGTAAGACGTTTTGCCCCACCGTCTACCACAGCATAAAACCGTGTATCGCTTTTTGTTCCGTTCCACGTGCGCTTGGCTAGGGTGCAATCGGGGCAGGCGAATGTTGATAACTTGTTCGCTCATGTTCCCCCCGTTCCTACTCGTCTATTTCAGTATCAAAGTTTGGTAGCGTGCTGTCATCGTAGGTGACCTTAATCTGAATTGCGCCACCCCCTTGCCCGCTGTGTTCTACCACCCGCTTACCATACTCATCAGGGAATCGGCGTTCCAACATCCAAGCAGCCGCCTGCCATTGGAGTTCGCTCGCGTCGGTGATGCGTGATAAGTACTTCATCGCACCCGAAGCCTCTGCGCCTTTTATTGTGTCCAAGAACTCCACGTTCGATTGAAGTGTTTCATAAAATAGGCTGGGACTAATGCCTGCGTATTGACACGCTAAACGGTTGGTCGAACCCGCCTTAATAGCTTCCACCAGCTTCGCGATTACCTCTGGTGTCATTTTGCGCTTAGCCCCACTCTTTCTACCAGCGGGCTTTACGTTTGGTTTATCATTTGATTTTTCAGTCATAGGATTGCCTTTAGAATGCCAAAGCCCCGTTACAGTTGTAACAGGGCTACGTCAATTAGGAGTTTTTTGCGGAAGGTCTAGGGATGAATCCCTACCCACAGTATAACAGGGTTTTACGATGTGTCAAGTAATGTATCCGATAGTTGGACGGTCTATAGTGCAAACTAGGCTGTTGTGTAGTCACCGTATCGTTCCAGCATTCTAGTTAGGTCGTGTTTCATTTTTTGATTCGGTGACCATGTGCGTTTAATTTCCTCTGCCCAATAGCGAAGCCCTGCCTCATTCAGGCACACGAGTTCACCTGAAACGTCTACGTGCTGACGGTCAATCAATGTATCTAGCGTGTAGGGTGTACAATTGCGCCATCCATCGTTTTCGGTAGATGCTCGCCACAACGCAACATACGCGAATCGGGTGACCGTCTCATCATGCTCATATCGTTTCATCTGTCATGCTCCTTTCTGTTTATCATCAGCATCATTCCCCACCGTTGCGGTTGGCAGGTGTTTCATAGTAGCTTTGGCTGTCTAGGTTTCAATTTTGCACCCCCACCTACCTGATAAAGGTTTTCAGTGTAGCGCCCCGTTTTGAGGGTACTCATTGCCTTTTGAAGATTGAACTGGTGAATTGGTTCACCCACCCATTCGGGCGCGGAAAGTTCAGAGATAAAAACGATGTTGTTGCATGCCCATAATTTCACCTGCTCCCAAAAAGCATCGCTGTCGAACCCATCTCTTTCGTTGACGCGATATTTTTGGGTAGTGTCCCTGTAGGGTGGGTCGCAATAGATAACAGCGTCCTTTACGTTAGCCCAATGCGTATAAGAACACTCGAAGAAGTTCATGCGTTTCAGAAACGGCTTCTTTTTCATTATGCCATTAAACCCTTCAAGGGCATAGTTTCTTCCCCCCTTTTTATCACGTGCATATCCGTTCCAATAAGCCCCCGCGAAGCTACACGAATGGCTTACGAAAGCCACCATCTCCTTAGGGTAAGCACCGGGGGTCTTTCGTATTGTCTTATACGTTTCTTCACTTACATCTATGGGGGGTTGCCAACCGTTCTGCACCGCTCGCCACATGCTAATCATATACTCGTCCACATCCGACATTGTCTTGTATTCTGCATTGACCTTGCACCCGACACTCAAAGCCCCACAAAATGGTTCTAAGTAGGGGAAAGTCCCGATGACGCGGTTAATGTAGTCGGCTATTTCCTTTGCGTTCCTTGCCTTGCCACCGGGATACTGCATTTTAACACCCTTCTGAACATAGCTAGCAACAGCGTGACGGTTTCATGTTAGGGATTCCATCACGCGATGACCAATCCATTCCGCTACATTAGGCGTGACGGCATTGCCAATTTGACGCACTTGGTCTTGACGACTACCGAGTATGATGTAATCAGAGGGGAACGACATCCCGCGCTTTAATTCCTCTGGGTTGAGCATTCTAAATGAACACCCCTCTAGCAAATCGTTTTCGCTGGGTGCGAACGGTGGCGGTTGTACAAGCGCGTGCTTCGCTACTGTGGTGAGCGTAGGCAGAGCGTTAGCGACATCGGTATGCGTAGCGTTGCCATAATAGCTCGAGATAAACGAAGGGGTAGCCAACCCGTGCTGACTAGAACTGTGCGCGCTACTTTCCGAAGCTGGCATAGCGAGACCCATTCCGTTGAAAGTGGTTATCGTGTGCAAACTCTCACTCACAGGACGCGCTGGACCATCCCCATTAGCGTACGGGATAATAACAGGAACCGCAAATTTGCGTAACCCGGCGCGGATTCTTTGGATTGTGCGCTCTATAAGGGGTCGGGTGCGATTGCTAAGTAATTCGCCTTTAATCGACCAGTCAATCACCGTTGAGGCGGGGGCATGCGCTGGAGTGACTTCGCTAGCGCAGTGGGGGCAACGCCAAACATATTGCCCGTTTTTGCCATAACGCCCCCACATCTCTGGGCGTTTCCATGCCTGTACGGATTCAATTGTCCCGTGTTTCTGGCAATGCCCGTCGGGTCTGTAATCTAGGTTCGGGGCTTTAATGCCCTTCCGCCAAAAAACTGCGTAATACCTATCGCGCGATTGTGCTACATTAAAGAATTTGCTGTTGGCATATATCACGCGCCCCTCATAGCCTAAATCAATTATGGAATGCCACCACGCATCATAGTGTTGCCAGTGCCTAACGTCCACGACATTCTCTACAATCACCACATCGTAACGGTGATATTCAGTGAACTGCACAACTTCCCGCATTGTTGCGCGAGAGCGTTCCTCTGATGGGTCAACGTCCGTATTACCCCACAAATCAAGTTGATTTATGTTTTTGCGCTTACGCCCTCCCGCGATTGAGTGATTAGTACACTCTGGGGAGAACCATGCTACGTCTACGCGCGGATACCGGCTAGGGTGCGCTTGCTGAAGGTCATCAAGAAAATGAGCGGTGTCGGGGTGATTCGTGTTGTGCGTTTCAATAGCGATAGCCCAGTGATTCACAGCTGCACGCACTTCGAACCCTGCCCGAACAAGCCCAGTGCTAGACCCTCCTGCCCCGCAGAAAAAATCAATCGCTGTTGGCATCGTCAGCCTCCTCAAAAATACACGCCATCTTACGCATTGTCGAGTTCCACGCTAGTGATGTATAGCGCACACTCAACTAAAAGCTTGCAAACCATCGTAGTGCTGATATGGAAGTCGCTAGCAATCTTGAGTGTGATGGTGTCCTCAAGCTGTGCGCGTTCACGGATGCTCATAGAGCCGTCATCACTCATAATCTGCAACCGGCGGTAGGCAATCTCACGTGCGAGTACTTCTTGATGAAGGGTCGTTAACTCAAACGTCTTAGCCCTAATGCCTGCCAACACATTCTGTAACGCCTCAACCTCTGTAGGTCTACGGATAATTCTCCAACCGTCCTCATGACTGTATGTTGCGCTGAAGCCACTCATGTTAGTTCACCGTTCTTGTTAGGGTTGTTTAGTGGTGTTCCCGTTAACTGGTGTTCCTCTACCGCGACCAACGCGGTGAGGGTTTCTGTGGGGATGTCCATCGCGAAGTAGCGACCTGCGAAAATCACCGCCGTATTGCGCAACTGCTCAACATGCTCTCTCGTCGCGGGTGCGTCTGTGAACACTAACGCATCAAATGCTATACACACGCCATTGACGAAGGATTCTAAATCCCCCCCATCTGTTGCGATTATGGTTGCTAGTTTCTGTGTCTTAAACTCTAGGTAGTAGGGGTTCATAGTTTCTCCAAGTGCCTCCATTAGATTTTATCTGTCAGAGTAATATTACTAGGGTATACGCTCTACTACAATATACCCGTTGATGTTCACATCTTCAGCCTGCTCGCTACGGTACGTCATGATTCTATAGCCGTGTTTAGCGCACAACCATATCAAAAATTTTTGATGTCCATGCTCAACGTACTGTTTGATGTTGTACGGAAACGCGCCGTCATTACACGCC